CTGAATTTACCGTTGGCAATGCTAATTATTTTAATATTTATGGGTATGATGGTATCACAACATCAAATAGAAACGCTGTTCATTTTTTAATAAATGGTTCACATACAATAATAAAAGACAATACTTTACTTTTACGTAATAAACTTTTAGGTGAATTAACTTATAAAGACTTGAGGGTAAGTGATAAAATTAAGGTGATAAGTAATGTTAAATTAAAGATAACCGCCCCGGATGTTAAGGATGTTTTATGTTCTTTTTATTCGGAAGCTGCCCTGTCTCTGGAATATTCACTGGATGATTTTGCAAGCGAATTTATGCAAGGTAAAAAAATATCTGAAATAATCGAATGCTATGAATCATTCGAAAAGTCTTTAAAATGGCTTATTCAAAGCGGCTTTTGTATCGGCGAATTAAAAGAATATTTTGAGTCTATCGGATATTAACTAAAAATTAACTATTATCGTATAAGATAATAAACGTAACAACAAACAAAGGGTATAAGATGAATAACATAACAATCACGGCACAAGTTTTGCAATTTAATGAATTGTTAGGGGGATAAAATGAATAGCGTGGGAAGATATTACAAAAAAACGGCGTATCAGATTGTTTATGGTTTTTATGGTTATGCCAAACCAAAATACGCCGTCTTTAAAATTGATGAATGGAAAAAAACCTTTGATACAAAAGATGAAGCCGTTCAGTTTATCAACAACAACATTATGACAAATAAAGTGGTACAAAATGAAAAATAAAATATCAGAACTACAATCAGAGTTAAAAAACACACTGATAATGCTTAGGGGGGTTTCATGCCCTCGCAAGCGGGGGTTTTTATGCAATATCATTTTTGATATTGTGCAAAATATTATTAATGAATTATTAACAAAAAAAAATGGGGCTTAAGAGTGGAAATAAGTGAAAAAAAAGCAACAGTAACCGTAAATTATAGAGTTTTTACTACTAATAATAAAAACGGCGAATCTTTAGAATGCGATGAAAATGGGGTGCTTTACTCACAAAATACTGATTTTAGTGGGTATTTTGAAGATAAAGAAGCACTCCAGGTTTTAAAAGAAATTAATAGAAAATACCCTCATTACGAAGAGGGGGACGACATAAAAGAATTTGGACATAAATTCAAAAATAAAAATTGGATTGAAAAACAGACGTATATCGTCCTATTTGATGATGATGGAGATGAAGAAGATAATATCTCAATAATTGAGGCTTTAAAATGACAGCAAAAATGGGGCATTAAATGAAAAAGCCGTATCAAAACTGATACGGCTTTTTTTATGGTAAAATTAACTTGATATTAAATATTTTTTAATATGATTAACTTGTTAATATTTTAAAAGGTGCATTTATGAATAATTTTTTAATGGTTGCAAATAAGTTTTTTAATCGGTTGTTAATCGCAAGCGTATTGATTTTTATAGGATTTTGCTTGGCAGGGTGTGCATCACGTCCGCAAGGGCAGGCTGTGCGAGGCGAATCAGTATCACAAGCGAGGCTTGAATATCAAAATATGATTCGTTTTAAAGCAAAAAATAAAGCGTTTTACACTCAACTTAAAAAATGATAAAGTAAGTTAAAGATAATTTTATAAGGGCGGTATATTTTTATATACCGCCTTTTTGATTCGTGGCACAGGGCATGGCAAGCGGTTAAGATAACAGGTTACAAAATACCAATAAGGGCAGTATCAATTTGATATTGCCTTTTTTTGTGTTTTAAAGCCTTGTAAGTTTAAAACATTAAATCATACCACGAATAAAAAATAGGGGCGTGATAAGGCAAATTTAAAGGGTATAGCAGGCGGTTAAAATGATAGTGGAATATGACAGTAAAATCATAGCGGTTAAAGTAAATACCGAAGCAAGGGTAGTAAAGCGATTTTATTACTATGCAATGCAAAACTATTGCAATGTTTTAAACCATTGCATAATCAAAGTATTCGCAAGTATAGAATTTGCAACGATTCGCAATGACCGAGGTGAAAATCTCGAAAATCGCTACCAAATTACCCCTCGGACACGATTCCTACTAGGAATCTGACTAGGAAATTGAGCCTAGGTTTTTGAGGCTTGGATTTTAAAACTTGTGGATTTAAGTTGTGAGGTAATTTCGGATAACTGACGCATAGAAATCACCACAAGACATTAAAGAAAAATGATTAACCACATTAACGATGCACTGCCATATAACGCTATAATAACCACTATACAGACTATTATTTAACCATTGACAGTGGGTTATTGAATACCTATAATTGGATTGCGATATTCCATAAATGTGATGTTGATTCGGTTTTTTTTAATGCCCTTTAAATTTGTCTGCGTTGACATCACGTTTATGTAATAGTTTATGTAAATAACTAAAAATTACCATATATAGCCTACCGCACCCTATGGGATTTTCAAAATACCCCCCCCTTTAAAATTCGGTATCGGTTAAAGGTTACATTTTTTTCATTTTGCTTTTATGCCTAGCGATATATTGATTGAGCTTATCCTCGTATCGCTTTTTAATCTGCGGTGCAAACTCATTAAGGATAGCATCACCCACACCCTTAGCGATAAACTCCCTTGCAGGGTTAAAAGCCCATAATGCTTTAAGAATAGGACGCTTAATCATTTTACGCTTACCTTGCACCATTTTAAATTTTGTTTTACTGGCAAGATATACAAGAGGCTTGTTGCTAAACTTACCCTTGCCAATAAACGCCCCAAGATATGTCATTCTGCCACCGCTAGGGTTAGCATTATAATTGCTATGATAAATTGATTCGACACCGCCTTTATTTTGTTTAGGCTTGAAATATTTTTCTGACAAATGAAGCCAACGAGATTTAACTTTTATTTCATATCTAAGATTGCTTGCTTGTGCTTTTTTTGTGGTCATCATCGGTTTACTTTCACCGCCTGCTTTGCCTGCCGAGCCATGACGCAAGTTCTTTGCAGGCACACCTAAAAATCGACTTGTGACACTTACTGATTTAGTAAAAGCCTTGCTACCGATTTGATTAAGTGATTGAGGTAATGCACTTTTAGTAATTTGCAACCCAAGCTCCTTAAAGGATTTTTGAACTGACGCAATATCGCTTTGAACTGAAATGAATTTTATATCTGCCATATTTAAATTATAGCATAAATAAAATAACAATTCAAACAAACAAAAAGATACAAAAAACATTTTTTGTTATTGACGCTTGTTTTTTAGTGTGTTATTAATATTTTATTAACAAATAAACGGTAAATAAAAATGGACACACACACAGAATTATGTGAGAAATACGCATATTTAAAATCACGAAAGCGATTAGATTTATTGAAATCACGCTCAGGCGTAATGTATCAACACTTGATAACAAAAAGAAAATCAATCAGTGATACTGCCCTTAATGTTATAAGAGATGCGTATAACATTGCATTGAGTTTAGAGGTTGCAGAGCTTGAAACAAATAAAAAGTTGATTGAGGGTAGATTAAGCGAGATTGGGGGTGGGTTATGAATATATTTAATTGGCTTTTTGGGAAACCAAAAAGAATAAATTTTCATAAAGACTTTAATTGTGTGCATTTGTTGCCCAATGAAGACATTAATGACCCACACATACAAAAATTGTTAAAAGAAAAAAACAGTGAAGAAAATATTAACTGGATTGATGCGACACAAGAAAACATAGAAAATTATTTATTTGAAAATCCTGAAAGCCGAAAATTTGGCACGTTTTCAGACAAAAAATCTAATAATTATGTATTTTTAATTTTAGATAATTGCTATAACACTATTACTGCTTGTACACCTGATTGCAGTTATAAAGATGGATATTATGAGGGGGAAAAACTGCGATTACATAGTAATCTTGATAGTGATGGTTGTTCATTTCAAGAAATTATTACGCATTTTGCTTTAAAATCTGAATATGAGGCAATTTTGCCGAAAATTAACTCTTAAATAATTTCTCTTTACAACGCATATAATTAATATATTATATGCTTATGTCATGTAATAACGATTGCAACAGCACCAATGAAACTTATGACTGTGTAAGCGAGTTAAAATCTCTTTTGCAAGCTTATATAGATTTGTCAAAAGGCGTTTCGAGAAAGCGTGTTGAAAGTTCTGACGGAAGCCGTGGGGCAGTTGTTGAATACACTAAAGGTGATTTACCAACGATTGCCAATCTTTACAACCAATTATACCCTGTATGTGGACACTTATCACCTGAATTGCCAAGTTTTATTAGGCACACCCCAATCAATACCGTACAGCGTGGCGTTGCTATTCGTGGCAGGTGGTATTGATGCTAGAGGGAATTAGAAATGTATTTAAAAAATATAAAGTAGAACCTGTTAAGGTTTTAGAAAAAAACAATGTTATTGGCAGTTCAAATTATTCTGACCAACATAGACGTTTAAAAACAGCGTTCCCAACATATAATCCATATTTAAAGACACAAAACGCACAGCAGAAATATACCAAACTGCAAACCATGGCGATTGCAAGAGAGACGGTTACGAACGAGCCGTCAATGGTATCTGCCCTGCGTACAATTAGAAATTCTGTTATTGGTAGTGGTTGGAACTTATCGCTTAATCCAATGTATGAACCATTGGGATTGACGTTTGCCGAAGCGAATGACTGGGCTAATCAAGTTGAAGATTTATTTAACACAATGGCAAATTCCCCTGATTGTCATTTCGATGCTTCACGTCAAATGACATTTAACCAATTATTAGCGACTGGTGTTAATTCCTTGCTTGTTAATGGTGATTTGTACGGTGTGATGCAATGGCAAAAATCAACAAATGGGCTTTATACTTGCGTTAATTTACTTGACCCTGCAAGAGTTCAAACGCCATTTTCACGCATTAACGATGCAACAATGAAAAACGGTATTGAGGTTGGAATTTATGGCGAACCTAATTTATACCACGTTGTTAATTGTGACTTTAAAAAAGATTTTACAAGCGGATTACTTTCTAATTTAACAGAATTTACAACAGTTAAAGCAAGAACGCCTTTTGGCAGACCTATTATGCTTCATGCGTTTGATGTTCTCGCACCCGAACAATCCACAGGTACAACCGTTTTTCATTCTGGCGTTTATTATCTTAAATTAATATCTGAATATTTATCCAACGAAAATCAAAGAATGGCCTTACAATCAAGCGTTGCAATGGTTTTAGAGTCAGATGAGAATTACGATGAGATAATGGGCAATGTCATGGGTAAAGATACAAAGCCATTACCCAGTGCGACAGGCCATGCAAGCCCTGAGGATTATTACAATCATGTTAATGATTATTGCGAATTGAAAAGCGACCACATACAACATTTATTTTCAAAATTTGAGTCAGACCGTGGCTCAAAAATGATACATTTATTGCCAAAAGAAAAATTAAACATGTTGCAAAAGGGTGATAATATCAACACGCTTGACGGATTTACCAAAGTTACAAACAAATTAGTATCTGCAAGTGTCGGGTCGGATTATCATGCAACATATCAAGATTACAGTGATGTGTCATACAGTGCATCAAGGTTTTCTTTGGCACAAGCACAATTATATTTTGACTGGGTCAAGAACGTCATAGAACGTAAATTTGCTATGCCTTTTGTGTATTGTTTCGTAGAGGAGGCAATCGACAAGGGCATCATTAAACTACCTCGTGGCGTTGATAATTTCGCTATGGCAAAGGATTTTTTATTAACAGGTCGGTTTATTAGTGCAGGTAAACCTATAATTGACCCACTTAAAGAAGCCAAGGCGGAAACGGAATCTATTAACAACGGCACGATGTCTAAAGAGGATATATGTTCACGCCGTGGTGTGCGGTATGCTGATGTTGCTAAAACTCGTGCAAGAGAGGTGGAATTAGAAAAGAAGCTTGGAATCTATGTTAAAAATCAAAAATCAACAAATGAAGTTGGTGAGAATTTAGGAGATGCAAATGCTTAATAACAAAGCATGGTTTATAGATAATGCCGAGACATTAAAGACTATTCATAGTGTTAATGCTAAAAAATTTAACGGCTATATAGACGACATTAAAGAGTGTTATACACCACGAGAAACATATAGCAAGAATGACGGCTATTCGATTGTAAGTATCTATACCGCTATGGTTAATAAAACAGATGCTTATAGTGCATACATGGCTTTACGTTCATACGAAGACATAGCAAACGACATCTCTATTGCTACTAATGATAGTAATGATATAATCATATTGGATATGGATTCAGGTGGTGGAATGGTTAGCGGAATATCGCAAACGATAGAGGCAATAGCCGAAGCCAAGAAGACAAAAAGAGTTTATGCTTTTGTGTCGGGGATATGTGCAAGTGCTTGTTATTGGGTGGCTTCACAATGCGATAAGATATACATGGACAGCACAGCACAGGTTGGCTCGATTGGTGTAATGATAGCAGGGTATGCTTTTGATTTAGAAAGCATGGGAATTAAAGAATTTAGATTTGTTTCAGACGTATCACCAAACAAAAATCCTGAAATAGGGTCGGATAAATTTAATGATGATATGCAAGAAACGGTTAATGTTGCAGGGCGGTTATTTGTTGAAGCGGTTGCAAATGGTCGTAATGTGACATTTGAAAAGGTTGTTAATGACTTTGGCGGTGGGAAAATGTTTTTTTCACAAGAAGCTATTAGTCGTGGCATGGCTGACTCGGTTGGCACAATAAAAACACTTATTGAAGAGGTTTATATGAGTGATAAAAAAGATACCGTGACGGCTGAAACGCCAACGGTTGACATTAAAGCTATTGTTGCAGAGGCAGTAGCGTCAGAGCGTTCAAGGATTGATGCAATTCAATCACACTCAAACGCTAAAGTACAGCACGCATTAGCAAAAATGTGTATTGACCAAGGCATGACAGCTGAGCAATCAAAGGCTATTCTTGACGCTATTGTTGTGCAAGAGGCGATTATTTCTACTGAAAATCCCAAAAGCACGCTTAATGCTTTAATGACAAGCAGTGAAAATAATCCTGTCATAAAGCCAGTTATAATTGGGTTAGAAACGCCGAAAAGCGGAGCTAAGCAAGCGTTAGCAGACAGATTAAATATAGGAGTTAAAAAGTAAATGGCTAATTACACAACAACTAATTACAATTCACGCCAAGCGTTAAAAGTTAGCAATGTTGTCACAAATAGAGTTTTGGTTGCCACAAACCAAAATCTAGTTGCAGGCAACGTTTTAGGAATTGTTACAGCATCAGGTAAAGCAATTATTAGTTTGCCTGCGGCAAGTGACGGCTCGCAAGTTCCTTATGGTGTTGTTTTAACTCCAATCAATACAACATCAACAGGCTATAACGCAGATACAGCTTGTGAAATTATGGTTGCAGGTTCTGCAGACTATGAAAGTTTGTTACCAAATGTTGGTTGGACGCAAAATACATTAAGATTAGCATTCAAGCCACAAGGGATTCATGTAATCAATAGTGCGTTATCCACAACTCAAGGAGTAATATAATATGGTTGATATGATTGCCACAGAAGAGCTTTTAGGTCTTATAGAAAGACTGCCTGAGCCACGATTATTTTTAAGAGAAACATTTTTCAAAAATGAATTGTTTTCTGATAAAGCAACAGTGTCTTTTGACAAAATACTTGAATGTCCAAACACGATAGCTCCTTTGGTTTTACCTGCAAATGACCCACAGTTAATGCGTAGAAGTGGCAATGCTGTGACAATGGTACAGCCTGCTTATTTGCAATATACTCACCAAATCAAGCCGAGCGATATGATTAATCGCAGAGTTGGTGAAAAATTACTAGGTAGCTTATCACCACAACAACGCAAAGACCTTGAAGTTTTAGAACTTTTACAACTTCATTTAAGAATGAAAGAGGTTCGCTTAGAGTATATGGCATCTGAGGCACTTCAAAGCGGAATTGTGACACTTGCAAACGAAACCGAGCAAGGTGCAAAATCGCCAACCGAGGTTATAAATTTACAAAGATTATCAACACTAACGCCTGCTCCATTGTCAGGAACTGCTCGTTGGTGGACTGGAACTGCTGTCGGCTCAACATCTGACCCATTGCAAAATATCCAAGATTTAATTGATTTAATGGCAAAGGAAACTGGGGCTATTGCAGATAATCTTATTGTTGGAAGCAATGCTTGGAAAGGGCTTTATAAAAATACTGAATTTAGAGACCTTTTAAGTAAAGATAAGGGGCTTTCCTCTATTCAGGCTGACTTGAGTCCATCTGTCAATTATGGAGCATCATACAAGGGGTCTCTATCTACTAACGATATTGAAATTTGGCAATATACCAACTGGTGGGCTAATAATGCAGGCACAAAAACACCATTCATTGACCCTAATAAAATTATCTTAATTGATTCTAAGTCTATTGAGGGGAATGTTTTATATGGTGCAATTCAAGATAACTCTTCATTAATACCAACGCAATTATACACTAAGGAAATTTTTGATAGTAAATATCAAAAAGGCACGGAGTTATTTACTCAATCCGCTCCTTTGGTTTTCCCAACTCGTATTAATTCAACAGCTTGCTTGACGGTGGCATAATGGTAGAAGTTATTATAATCGAAAAATCATCTTATTTTAGTGAAAAAGGCTTAATTGAAGTGGAGGTTGGTTTAAATCAACTTCCACAAGAAATTGCTGATTATTTTATAAGAATTGACACAGCACGACTGCCTGATAATTTAGCAATAAAACAGAATAAAAACAGTAAGGAAAGCTAATGAGTCTGTTTGATGATGCCATATCTGATTTAAAATCTGCATTATTTGTAGAATTTGGGGATATATGGCATCATCTGCCACAAAAGGAAAGCGAAGACGTGAATAATCGTTCGGAAAAAGATTATTCACGTCCTGAAAACAATTTCTGCGGTATATTTTTTGCACCGCCGTCAATACACGATATGAACACAATGATTGGTGCAAGTGTAAATATGCCAACAGTTGAAGCTAGGAAAAATGCTATTACTTTTTTTCAAAAATATGATTATATTATTAATGAAAAAAATGATATATATCAAATATCTACAATTAAAGAAAGCACGAGAAGCACGGTAATTCTTGAATTGAAATATATAGGTAATGAATCTTGATACATAAAAGTTTTTTACGAATTTTAGCGTGCAATGCTTTGTCTTATAAACAGGGGGTACAATACGCTACCCTTGCGGAAAAAAGAGTTTATGATACAGAATTAGACGATTTAGACGCACGCAATGACGGAACTGAATTAAGTCCCTGTGTATTGGTTTATACTGAAAATGGCAATGCTGATTTAAATGGACAAAATCCAAGCCACATAGCGACATATTTTAATGTAAAATTGCGAATAGAATTAATAATTTTTGGCGGTTATAAGGGGTTTGGAATTGATGCCAATGAAGATAGGTTTTTAGCGATAATGGCAGACGTTTTTGAGCAACAGGTATTTGACGCATTGTTTAAAGCACAAAACGAACACGCAGAAAAATTTAGAAAATTTATTGTTCTTAAGGGCGGTTTACAATCGAGTACAAATAAAGACTCTCAATCGGAAAGAAAAATATTTAGCACAGTTTTAGAAATAGACATTCAATTACCTGAGCAATATAACAGTTCGGTTTATCCACAAGATAGAATAGATATATTTGACTATTATCCTAATTATGTTGATTTGTTGCCAAGTCAAATAAGAAATGAACTAGAAAAAATATTAGCAGTTAATGACGCAACGCCATTAGAAATTTTGAATACAAAATTACCAATAGTAACCATACAGAATGAGTTTAACGATGATTAAATTAATCAAGCCCTTGCACGGGAAGACAATTCCAATGCCTGAATATAATTATGCACCATTGCCTTTAGAGGGCATAGAATTACAATTAAATTCTTATTGGTATGCAAGAATTGATGACGGCGATGTTTCGATTGAACAAGAAATATTAACAGAAAAGAAATCTAAAAAGGAGTCCGTGTAAATGCCAATCGCTTTTAAAAATATTCCCAATGATGTTTTAGCACCATTTTTTGGTATAGAATTTTTATCATCAGGAAACAATTATCCTGCACCGTCTTTTGCATTGCTTGTAGGGCAGAAATTATCGACTGGTAGCGTTGCAAACCGCAGTGTTACGATTGTTGGAGATAAGCAAGAAGACGCTTTATTCGGGCGTGGCTCAATGCTTTCGGGCATGGTTAAAGCATTTAAGAAAAACAACCCAACAGCCACGCCTTATGTTTACGCACTTGATGACCCATCGGGCGGTGCTAAGGCAAGTGCAACGATTGCAGTTACAACAGCCACAGCCACAGTAAATGAAACAATTAGATTTGAGATTGCAGGTCGTCAATATCAGTTGCCTGTTCTTGCAGGGCAAACAAACACCACAATTAAGACGGCTATGACGGCTTTAATAAATGCTGATTTAGATTCCCCGATTGAGGCGGTTTCGATTGATACAAGTTCATTTACTGTAAGATTTAAACATCTTGGGACTATTGGTAATGGCATTAAAGTTAAGAAGCTTAATGGTAGTGTTTTAGTTTATACTATTGCGAATTTAGCAAGTGGTAGCGGAACGATAAATTTAACAGGACAACAAAATGATATTCCTGAAAATATATTATTCGATTTTATGGCATCACCTTATAGCGATTCAACAAATTTAGATTCTTATAAATCTTTATTGTCAAGCACTAATGGTCAATGGGCTTACCTTGAAGACCAATACGGAATCGCAGTAACGATTGCACAAGATAGTTTAGCGAATTTAACAAGTGCGACATTGAAAAATGACGAGCATACAGCTGTTCTTGCATACCCTGCAAATGGCACAAATACGCCATTGTATGAAGTTGTTGCAGGGGCAGTAGGTAAGTTGCAATTAAAACTATCGACCCCACCCACAATGTCAAATGCTTTGACTAGCGAGGTTATTGAGGGCGTTAAATCAGATAGTGAATTTTCTTTTGCGGATAGAAACGCATTATATGCTTTCGGTTACAGCCCTGTAAGAATTAATCGAAATGGCAATGTGGAGTTTGATAGGGTTATTACAACCTATTTAACTGACACTAATAATGTTGCAGATACGACATATAAAGATATTAACACAATGGCACAATTACAGTATGCTTCACGTTATTATCGCAATCGTATCCAGGCACAATTGCAGGCACAATTCGGACAGACTAAAAATGAAACGCTTGAATTGATGCGTTCGGAAATTTCAAATATTCTTAGAGAACTTGAAACTTTGTATATTTTTGAAAATGTAGAGGAAGCCATTAAAGACATGATTGTAGAAAGAAACGCTACTAATCCTAGGCGTATTGATGTGAAATTTACACCGCAACACGTTATGCCATTGTTACAAACAGCAACACAAATTGAATCAAAGATATAGGGGGAATAAATGACAGTTCCACAATTCGGTAGTGCAAGGTTAGATTATAACGGAGCATTTAGAAGCCTTAGCAGTGAGGTCACTGTTAAGGTTGGTGATTATCTTGACGAAGACGGAAACTATTTTGTTACTGAAAAAAAACAACATTTTAGCAATTCGTCATCACCGCTTAGAAAAGCGTTTACACCTGAAATTTCAATTCCATTACAAGCCTTAGAGGGTTTTGATGTAAATGAAATTATTAACAGAAAAACAGTTAATCTTAACGTATCATTTGGAGGCAGTACCTATTCAGTAGTGGGTGGGTTTGTTACTTCGGACGGCGTAGAAATTAATTCAGGAAACGGCGAAGTCACTGGTTTAATGGTAACTGGTGGCAAGTTTAGAAAAATAACAGCATAAAGGGCATAACAATGTTTGAAGCAGAATATATAGACGTTACATTGACAAAGGCTCGTAACTTTGCGGATTTAGGCACATCTGACACATTGCGTGTTTTTGAGCCTACCGCATCGTTTACCGCTAAATCATACAAAGATGATGAAGCACGTCAAAATGCGGTTATTAATGAAATGAAAAAAAATACTTTTGTTGTAATTGACGGCACAGCACAAGAATTTGACAAAAAATTAAACATTTTGGATTACATTTCACCAAAGGACGGTCAAAGATTGCAAAAGGCTTTTGGTAGCTTCTTTATCGAAGATGACGAAAACGAGGAAAGCAACGACCCAAAGTAATATTTTGGCTCGATACAAGAATTACATATTTTTTAATGGATAGGTACAAACCTCTTATTAAACATTTATTAAAAATTCTTGTATTTGATGCCAAGATACAGCCTAGTGAATTTGAGAATATGCCATTGAGTAAATTGTTGGTATATGCTAAATTGTATGGTGAGTACGTTAAAGAAGTGAATCCTAAAGTGAAAGAATAGATAAAGATGTCAAGGCAGATTGAATCGAAAACAATATTTAGTGCTGAAGACAAAGTAAGTACGACTGTAAAAAAAATTGTTAAAAACTTATCGCCTTTATCTAATCAACTTTCTAAAGTAGGAAATTCTCTAAAGGATTTTGGCAGTAGCGCTGTTTTTAAAAGCGGTGCAGGATTGGGCGGTATATTCCTAGGGGCAGTAAAGCCTGCAATGGATTTTGAAAAGGCTATGGCACAGGTTTATAAAAGTTTTGACCCTGAAAAATTAGGAATATCTAAAAAATTATTCTCAAAGCAAGTTAGGGATATTGCCCCAACATTAGGGGTATTAGCACAAGAAATGGCAACTGTTTTTCAAGATTTACCAATTCCTCAAATTTTAAATTTAGATAATCTTAATGCCGACCAAAAGATAAATGCCATTCTTAAAATAGGCAAAACAGTAGGCAAAACATTGCTTACAATGAAAATTGGGGCAGAGGACGCTTCGGCAACATTTAATCAAATGTATAATTTATTAGGTGGTAAAGACGTAAACACCCCATTAAAAATATTAGATGCTGTTAATGAGCTAGACAATTTATATAAAGTAAATCCACAAAATATGTTGCAATTCTTAACAAAACAAGGTGGGCTTGCTTTAGGTAAAGATGCAGGGTTGACTCCATTTGAAACTGCAGGGATTGGGTCTGCTGCTTTAAGCGCAGGTTTTGCACCTGACCAAGCAGGGACTGGGTTTAAGAAATTTTTAAATAGTGCTTTGTCATATACAAGTGCTACGCCTGCCCAACAAGAGGGTTTTAAAAAAATAGGCATGACTGCAAAAAAAGTATCTGAAATGTGGCAAACCGATAAAATAGGTACTTTTTATAAAGTTTTAGAGAGTATAAGTAAATTATCCGATTTAGATATTATATCAACAACAAAAGGCATATTTGGTGTAGAGGGTACAGTTATTATTAAAGCATTAAAAGATATGATACCTTTACTAAAAGAAAGGCAAGAATTATTATCAGACGAAAAAAACTTTGTTGGTTCTTTAGATAGAGAGTTTCTTGCTTTAAACAAAACATCATCTTTTGCAGTTGATAAAATGAAATCATCTTTAAATAATTTAGGCATTGTTTTGGGTGATGCACTTTTGCCAACTGTTACAAAAATTGCAGATAAAATATCTGAATGGACTAAAAAATACGAAAAATTATCTCCTGAAACAAAAAAAATGATTGGTGACACATTGTTAATTACCACAGGATTATTGGCTTTGGGTGTTGCCGTTGGTGGTGTGTCATTTGCACTGGGTGGGCTTGCTACTGCTATGGGCGTTGCATCGAGGGCATCTAAGCTAATGGGTGGTTTTGATATGCTCGGAATGATTGGCGGCTTTGGTGGTAAAAATAAAGCAATGAAAAATGGAATGATTCCTGCAAATTCAAACACAATTATGAAAAAAATGAAAATGCCACAGATTATAGGCAATAATCTTGGCGTTAATATGTTAAGTGATTTTGGCGGAAAACCTGCAAATGCAAATAACAAACTAGGATTTTTTAAGAAGTTAAGCAATCTTGCTTTAACTACCGCAGGTGCATTTTCATTTTTAGGCATTAATTCTAAAAATCTATTTTCTATTTTAAGAATTGGGGCTAGAATATTTTCAAGATTCGTATTGCCTGTTGCTATAATTGTTGCACTTGCAGGAGGTATTTCTAAAAAATGGAATGAAATATGCTATATTTTTGATAAAATAGGTGATAAACTTAACGTTTTAGCTGATTCTTTTGGCTTGGGTGGGGCAGGTGGTGCTATAAAAAGTGGTGCAAGTGCAATAGCGGATTGGTTAGACGATACAATAGGCAATACTATTGTTGGATTGCTATACATGATTGATAGATTGATTTATGGGTTAGCTTTTTCTGCTAATTTAGTGAAGACTAAGTCTTGGAGTACCGCAGGGGCGTTGACAGACGAAATGATAAAACAACAATCGCTTAGTCCTCAACAAAAAGAAAAACAGCTAAATGATATTGGTGAGATTAAAAGAGCGATTATGTCTATGCCATTTGGCAATTCAGATGCTACAAAAATAAAAGAGCAAATAGTTAAAGTTGACGTTGTAATTGAAGACCATCAAACGAGGGTGGTGCGGAATGGTATAACACTTAAAACGGTTAATACAGGAAAAACAAGCACGCCTACTATAACAAAATCACCTACGCAAGAATATTTTAATAAATATGGGACTTATAAGTAATGACAGACACCACACGCCGTCAATGTTCATTTCGAGGCATACCTTTTTTTTTAGAAACCATATCACAAAGTGGCGGTCGCAGGTTATCTATTAATGAGTTCCCATATCAAATTAATGCGTATATTGAGGATTTAGGGCAGAAAAACACATCTGTTAGCGTAGAGGGTTATTTAATA